AACCCGTAGCAGATAAACCTGAAACTGCGATAGATACTGAAATCGAAGTGGTTTCATTACCTACTGAACCTGTGCCAGAAAGCCCTGTCACAGATATATTTGCTGAACCCGTTACGGTTTCATCGCCAACATTTAGAGTAGCCCCTGTACCAGATACACCTGCGATACCTGCGCCTAATACAGTAACAGAGCCAACACCGCCCGTTGCTGCAATACCTGTTGGAGTTGTAGAACTTGTGCCAGTTACTGTTTCGTTGCCAACAGCCGAAGTGGCAGCAACACCTGTAACAGAGACAGCAACACCGATTGCACCTCCCCAACCACCATCGCCCCAGGCATCTCCACCCCAAGTGCCAGAGGCAGGGGTAGTTACTTGGTCAGCATCAGCAAAAGGACGTTCTGAAAACGCTGAAAAAGGCAACGCCATCTTTAACCTCCTATGCTAAGTCTCCGTGAACTAGTGCATACATATGTGATGGATTGATGTAAGCATTTCCAGATTCATTATATGCGGCAACTTCAAAATTTTCAGAAGTTGGGTCTGTTTGGCTAGGTCCACCACAGTTATATACTGTTCTTGCGGTAGTAGAGTTTCTACCATTTACAGATATTGAATAATTTACATTAGCCATGTTAGTAGTAAAACCTATGCGATAATCTCCTGTACCATTATCAATTATCACTGCACAATTAAGTGAACCTCTATCATAATCCCCAACTGCTCCTGTAGAAGTTCCATCAAAATTAATCCAAGCCTTCGCACTACCCCCTGCCACAAAAGAAGTAGCAATAGAGTTATTACCACTGGCATCCTTTAGTGTATTTACTCTAAGTTCGCTTGCCATTACGCTAAGTCTCCTGCAACTTGAGTCATCACTAAATCATGGTCTTCTACAGCGGCTGTATTAAAAGTCATTACAGTATAACCAGTTGTTGCTACATTATGTTTCTGATAATATCCAGCTTGAGCAGTGCTTGATGCGTTTCTAGTTCCACCACTTGTTATAGTATAATTAGTGTTTGCCATATTATTTGTAAAAAGAACATCATAGTCTCCTGTACCATCATCTTCTAAAGCAGAAACATTAAAACTGCCATTTTCACCTGTCATATTAGTGCTTGCATCTACTGTGTTACCATCAAAACTAACCCATGATTTTATTAACCCTTGCTGTAGATTTGTAGTTAAACCAGTAGAACCACTAGATGTAACACCAGCCTCACCAAAAATTGTAGTGCTACCACTTGCTATGAGATTTGCTAAGTCAGATGCTCTGCTCATGCTAAATCTCCACTAAGCATTGTGCCGTTTAGACCGTTATCAAAAGAGTTACTTGAAGATCCTGAATTATAAGAAAAGTTTAAACGTACCGTACTTGTTGTTAATGAATAAAAATCTCTGTCTGGTCCTATAATTCCAATATTAAAATCGTTAGTTCCATCATCTAAAGAAGACATCCCAGAAAAAGCATAGTTTACATTTGAAAAAGAATTAGTGTAGTTAAGTGTTCCATCTCCTGTACCATTATCTGTAATACTAGCCATGTTAATGCTATCTCTAAATGAAGCAGTGCCCATACTGAAGTTAGCCCAACCCTTAATTAACCCTTGTGTCAAACTAGTTGTTGTAGTGCCACCTTCAGCCGTCACAAGCACTGACCCAGCCGCAGCGACACCTGATATTTTATCTACTTTGAGTTCACTAGCCATTACGCCAAGTCTCCAAATACAGACATAAAACCTAACCTGTCTCCAATAGTACTACTATCAGCATCGTGCATTTGACAAAATATTTTTGCTGTAGTTGTTGTTCCAGAATCGATTGTGCAAGTATTATTAGCAGATATAACACCTGAAGGATAAATAGCACTAACTGTATCTAAACTTGCTGTTAGATTACCATTTATTTTCCCTGTTCCACCATCTTCTCCGCTACTTATGTTTAAATTTTTTGGAGACACCTGATTTGTAGCTATACCCATATAAGTTGTGCTATGCGTATTCATACCAAACAAAACAATTGCTGCTTCTTGTTTAGTAAGTGCAACACGACTTGTACCATCTTTTGCTGCAATCGTATCTACATTTAATACACTAGTCATACAATACTCCAGTAACCGTTAACAGTAACAGTTGCGCTTTGTGTAATCGGTCCAGCAGACATACCATTTTCGTCACTATCTATCGTAAGGTCATTGCTTATTGTCTGACCATTTAATCTTATAATACTGTTGTTACCTTTAAATGGATATCGAGTGTCAGACTCTGTTTTAGTGTAGTTCTCTGCAACACTAAATACATCATAGACAATCATCTCAAGAACATCGTTACCTTGTGCGCCTGTGGTTAATGTAACAGATGTTCCGTTTGTCGCTGCATAGTCAGTAGTTGGTTTAAGTAACACACCGTTTTGGTATACATCCATAAACATTCCGTCTGTGTATACTAACGTATTAGATGCACTATCACTTCCTGAAAAAGCTGTTTGTCCATCTGTGGCTGTATATAGAAACCTAGTTCTTACACCGTTAGTTGGGGATTTTCCTATATATGGCATTTAATTTCCTTCAAATGCAGTTTTTGGAGTCGCACCTATGCAAAATTCTCCAAATAATATTTCTATTGGAAATCCAAATTTTTTACAGGCATTATGTAAAATTATTCCATAACCACCTGTTCTAGCATCTTCGCTTCCTAATTTTAATTTTATATTTTTATTCTTCTCTATGCTAGGTAAATACTTATTAATATCTCCGATTTTAGAGATTGCATAAGTAATCGATTGTTCAGTTAATTCATCATAAAATTCTATCACAAGATTTGGATTAAAATAAATTTTAATAAAAGTATTGCCATAAAAAGAATCCCAAATTAACTCAGTTTCAGAACTTTTTATTTCACCTTTTCTACCAGAGGCTTCAAATAGTTCATAAACTCTACACTTACACGATTCAAAAATTCTCACGCTTTTATCTCCGTAGCTGAAATGTAAGAAGCCCCTCTTTCGTACTCATTACTATCAGTATCTGCAACAGTTCTATTAATGTACATAGTTCCAGCATAGTATGTGGTAAAACCTATTTTATAAGTAACTTGTGAAGTTGTGTTATGAGCATTATCAAACCAAGTTAAAGGAAATCCATCTATCGTAGAATCTGCATTTTGATGATAACTTATAAGGGGTACGGCTATTCCCACTCGTCTATTAGAAGCAGCGGCAGGAGATAGTTTTGTAGACCCTCTAAAGAAAAAAGCCATAGCGTTAGCCGCAAAGGCGGCACTAGAATGTTCGTGTGACAAATACCCTTCAAGCTTAATAATTGAATCACTAAATTTAGGAGTTATGTTTACTGCTAATTCATCAATAGCTGTATCAGTATTAGCACTGTTACTCATAGAAGTGGCAGTGATATACTGCGTATACTGCACTTGTAAAATAGAACCTGAAGGAAGTGTTTCTAATCCTGCTGGTCTAACTTGTGTTAGTGCCATAGCTCACTCCTATGCGTATGGGCTAGTTCCGAGCAAACTTGTATCCCAAGCGGCTTTAAGTTCAGCAATCGTTGTTGCATTAGTTATTGCACTTGCAGCAGGAGCGTTACGAAGATTTGTTTTCTTTGTAACAGACGCTGCTTTTGCTGTTGCGTCATCTGCTTCCAATGCTTTCATATACGCAACGTCTTCTGCTTCTAATAAAGGCTTTCTTACCTCTCTAATTTTATCTTTAAAAATTTCTTTTGCGGTAGCTAAGTCTTCTGATATTACACTACCATCAAGCACCCAAGCACCACGAAAATGACGATCAGACGGCTTAGTAACACTAGAGGCATTAGCCTGTTTGCCGTCCTTATCTAGTATGTATGTTGTTACAGCCATCTAAATCTCCTTTATTATGCGGCTAGTTCTTCGGAGATGCGCCAAGCGTTTCTCCACTCTCTTGTTGTAGGAAGTTGATTCTTCCTACAGATAATCATCTTTGGACGATTACCCTCATCCCAATTCTTCCAGACATGCTCTGGTATATCCTTTTGAATTAAGTATTCTATCGCTTCTTCCTCTGTCATTGCCTTGATAGGCTCTGTTTGATGTAATAAATACCCACGAGTATGCTTCTTAAAATCAGGTTGAGCTTCATCCTTCTTTAATTCCCAGTATACCCAAACAGGGGGCAATATACCACCCTGTAAAGCACAAGCCATCCAATTTGGATCAGGTACAAGTATCTTTGCACATTCGTCTATCTTGTCCTCATACACGACTCGATAGTCTGATTGCACCCCATCTAGGTTTTCTTTCGCCCAACATAATCTGTCAAATAAGTGTGTGCCTTGAAATTGTGGCGTATCCATCATTTATCCTATTGCTGTTATTGATAATCTAGGTTTAATAAATTGATTGCTCCCAGACCCATCCCAATAATACGTTCCATGAACCTCAGACTCATTACTAGCACCATAAGACCTTCCTTGTATTTTAATCTCTTTTAAAGCAGTCCAACTAGTAAATTGAGCATCATCTATGTTATCAATCCCAGCATTACATCGTATAGGTATTCTTTGTGTTATAAAATCTTGCGAGACATTGTTTGCACTAATACTCATTTTAGCATTAGTAACTTCTACACTGTCAATATATGATCTAAAATGAGCGATACCATGACTATCAACGGCAGAAACACTCATAGTAAATTCATAAAGCACAGTTTTTGTTCCTGCTGGTGGGACATAATTTATTGTAGACCCTGTAACATCTACAAGAGTTGTACTTACAAGCTTTTGAGTAGCAGTTACAGTTTCTAGTGTATATGTTCCGCTTAACACAGAAAAGGAACTACCATTACAAAAACCAGAAAATGTTTCTAAAATCCTACCAGTGCCTGTGGTATTATTTTGCAATAGGAGATTATCTACTTTTAAGGTGCTCATGCTAGTTCCCCGTGAATAGTACAAAGAGCTAAGTCCATATCAAATGGACCTAAATCAGAACTACTTCCATTACTATAACCACCTGTCCAACTTGTTGATGAGGTACTATATACTATTGTTCCACCATCAGCAGTAGGAAACAACCAATAGGCAGTAACGGACGTAGATGATTGTCTACCTGAATGACCTCCAGCAACATAATCATCATTTGCAAAATTGCTTGTATAATTTGTATCTGTTAATCCAGAACCATCATCATTTAGACCGCTTATGTTAAGGCTATCTCGTATTGTGTGAGTTGATGATTGTTGAAAATTACACCAAGCTTTTGCTAAACCTTGTTGCAAAGATGTTTGTGTGCTACCATTTTCGCCTGTTACAGTAACAGCATTAGCAGAGGTCTTGCCTGAGATTTTGTCTACTCGTATCTCACTCACGCTAAGTCTCCTGATACCTGACCATTTGAACCACCATTTGTAAAATTTCCAGCACCATTAACTACATCTAAAGAATGAGTTGTTGATGTCTCTGCTGCAGATTTGTAAGGATAAGCTGTAATGTTGCCTTGTGTAACACACCAATCTGTAGCCGTATTCATTGGATTTGTTAAAGTAATAGTTGTTTGTCCTGTCCCATCATCACTAAAACTACTATTATTAAAACTATCTCCAACAGTTCCAGCAGTAGAATCAGCATCAACTGTCCATGCTTTTAATAAACCTTGCACTGTGTTCTGAGTAACATTTCCTGCGTCAGACACATGAGTAGATGTATTGCCTATTGTTACATTTGTGCCACTGCCTGAAAGGCTTTGTACTGCGTTTGCTTTTAACGTACTCATATTATTGCCAACGTACCACCGTCTTCTACTTGAAGGGTTACACCAGAATTAACCGAAATAGGACCAGTAGCACTTGCATTTTCTGCACCACCTATCGTTACATTAGAGCCTACTGTTTTATCGTTTACACGAAACATACCACCACCAAGAAAGTCTGACTTATTAGCTGTTGGAGGTGTAACTGTGGCAATATTAAGACCAAGAAAGTTTACAAAGATATTACCTGTGCCTGTAGAAGGTGCGGTGCTAAAACTAAGTGTTGTGCCACTTACACTATATTTATTTGTATCTTGAATAACACCATCGACAGAAACAACAATATCCTGATCATTTCCTACTGTTCTAGATAATGTAAAAGAGGTGGTAGAATTGTTTCCGTTAAATCTCTCTACAGACGGGATGTCTACAAAATTTGCTGTTGGCTGACCACCGATATAAGGCATTATAGCTCCTACTCCACGTTGTTATAAAAAATGGTGCATGATTTTACATTGGTCATGTTGGATATCCAAAGATTACTGGCTCTTAGTCCTGGAGCAGGAACATAAATACGAAACTCGTTTTCTGGCACAAAATCAATATCTAAGATAGTAAACCCACCATCCCCACTTGTAAAAGTTAGTCTAGGAGAGCCAGAGGTGGTAGTTACTGTTAATTGTACTATCTCAATGTTTTGAGTTATTTCTGTATCACCAACAGAATCAAAACGCTTAGAATATGTAATAATGTTAGTCATGATCTTTCCTATGTGCTAATTGCGTCAACCACTGAAACCCAAGCATCACAACTACTTGCTGTGTTACTTACAATCTTCAAAGCATCTCCGGTCTGTAAAACAATTTTAGCTCCACCATCTAATACTTGCAAAGAAGAACCTGTGGGTATAGGAGCATTTTTAACGAGATAATAATCCGCAGAACTTGCAGTTACATAGACATCAACTAATATTTGAGATGTATGGACATTAGCGATATTTATACCAACGACTGCATCATCTGAGTTAGCAGTTCTCAAAGTGCTTGCAGAAGTGCCTATGTTTCTTGCTATATTTCTTTCAAAGTCCTGTGCCATATTTTACTCCTACAAGGCTATCGCCATAGCGGTAGCAAAACCTTTTGATGCACCCTCACCAATTCCTAAATTAGCTGGAGTAATTTTTTTCATTGTGCCACCGTCATCTATGAGAATAAAGTCAGCATCACTGCTTGAAGTAGTAGTAGAGGGTGTGTCTGAATTTAGTGTGGTCATAATTACAGCACCAGACGATAATGTGTTTAGATTATTACTTGCATCTAAAAAAACTGCTTTTTCAGCAGGATATACACAAAAAATAGTTTTTGTACCAGAACTCCAACTTACAGCATTATCACTATTGCTAGATTGTAATATTGTGGTTCGAGCCAGTGTAGTGCCCGAAGCTGTATATGTTCCTATGCCAACTTCAAAGTTAGAACTATCCTGACAACAATAATAAGTTGTGTTTCCGTTACCTATAACAGAAAACGCTTGAAAATTGTTTTCAGCACCACCAAGACTATAAGTTCCTGTTCCTGTGGTAGTCGTGGTTTCTTTAACACGATCTCCTAAAACAAGAGCCATAGCACCACCTATTAAGCAATACGAATGATTGCGTTAGATGCGTCAGCAGTAGGAAACTGAATTGTAAACGTACCAGAGGTAGATGTTTTATCTGAACTAAAGTCTAAAATTACACACGAAGGATTAGTCAGTGTACTTCCAGATTCATCGTTAGCACTTGGAGTAGAATTATATATCATTGCTCCCCTTGCTGTAATCGTTGCACTTGTAAAACTTATGTCAGAAAAATCTGTGAATGCTGTCGTACTAGAAGTCGTAGGTGCAACTCCTGTTAAACTGCCCCCTCCACTAGAATAACTACCACTAGCACTTACCTGATTTGAAGTAGTAAACGCAGTAGTGGCTGCTCCAAGAGAGGCAGAAGATGTATACAACGCAAGTTTAAACGTATCTGCTGAATTTGTTCCAAATCTATGTACACCTAATAAACATTCTTTTTTAAAAGAAGTACACATAGCCTGAGTGATTGCCATTATAAGCTCCTTATTATCTTTGCTAAATCATTATGACCGTTTTTATCTAGCATATGCACGATAGTAGCACGTTCTTCGCTTCTTGCCAATGTTATATACTGAAGCATAACTGTGGCTATTCTTTCCTTAAATGCTTTAGCTTGTTCTCTAATCGCTGGATGAGCATCGTCTGATATATAAAGTAGCTTATCTAAAGCTAGTTCAACTAATTGCTCGTTAGTATGGCCTCCGTTATCTGACGTAACCACAGTAACGTCAGGAACATTCATTTCTGCTTGAAACATCAAAACCTCTTAGCCTCTCTGGGTGCTTCTTACACTTTGTCTATAGTAATCAGTGTTTTCTGTAAAATCCCCATAGTTCTTTAGTAAAACTAATGCCTCGTTAAACTTAGCTTGATATGATTGAAGCACATCTGCTTCGCCTTTCATAAATATATACGCCTCAGTTAAAGCCCCATACAACATTGCATTGGGTGCATTTGTGCCCAACCAAGAAGTTCCATCCCCCGTAGCTGTTATTGATGTGGGTCTATAGTAATAATGTAATTCACTCGAGTAATTTGCATCCGGTGTAGGACTTATAATAAAATTTGTAACATCAAAAAGAGCATAATATTTTGGAGTACCTGTGGTCGATGGATTAGGATTATACTCTTGAATAAAGTTTACATCTTTAAACAATAAAAATTCTTTATTACTACTGTTTGTAATTGATAAAGAAAAAGGAGCTAGATAATCTGTCGGTACAGCTAAAAACTGGTTTCCAGAAGTCATTGACCCAGAGGCGTTCTTTCTAAACAAATCAAGGTTTATGCCTTTTAGTATCTTTTCTTCTGTGTTTTTAATAAAAACATCAAGATTATTGACAAAAGTTGTTTCGTCATTTTCTGTCCAATCCTGTATAGCTTGTTTAAGTGTAGTGTATGTATAACTCATGTCATATTCAATTTGTTGTTATAATTGTGATGTTTCCAACCATAGAACTATGATTAGTGCATTGATATACTAAAGTGGTATCACTTGGTTCATGTGGTACAATAAATTGTGTCAATCCCGTGGTCGAGTTAAAGTTTTCTGTTACACCTGTAGTAAATGCAGAACCACCATTAGATGTCCTAATTTGTAAAGGATGGCTACTTACGTTTGCTGTATTATCTATCAGATAAGTATGTCCACAATAAAAAACAAAGTTTGGATTATCACCAGAAGTAGCCCCTGGTCCAGTAAATGTGTAAGCACTTGACCCATTTACTCCAGCTATATATTTAGTTACAGGACCAGATGTTTCGTCATTTAGTCTAAGCCAAGCACCACCATGAGCAAAATATAACCCACCAGTTGCATGAACATGAGCTACTGCCCCATGATATGTTGAAGCACTTGGCAAATCAGTTAATGCAGAGTAATAAAAAACGATTTTATTAGCCCCAGAGCTTACGTCAAAAAGACCATTCGCATCTATAATATCAGTTAAGACACTAGAACTATTTCCTAATGCATTATATATCTCTGTAAAATTGTCATTTATTTTATCAGCACCAGCACGAAGTGTGTCACCTGTGCCATCATTTGCACTAGAACCTATCCCTACAGTTTGCTTTGCCATCTACCCCTCGTCAAAAGTTTTTGTAGTTGAATCAAGTGTAACACTTGTAGAATCGAAAGTCGATGCTGAGAAAGCAGCAGTCGTCACTTCCACGGTGCCAACACTCATAGTAAGAGCGTCTAATTTAGATAACACTCCTCCTATAAAACCATCACCAACATTTGTTCTTACAATTACTCGGGTGATCAAATCCACATATTGATCTGGTCTTGGATTACGAAGAGCTTGAGGATCTGGACCTGCATTAAGGGGTTCTAGTTGAGGGTGTTTAGCTTCATACTCATCTGGGCCAACTTTTAAACCGTTCCACTCGGTTCGCATTTCTGAAAGTCTATATCTAAATCCAGACCTATCTGAAATACCATAAGCATTTTTACCAGATGCATATCTACCCATTATGTTACTCTAAGATACTCAAAACTTGGTTGTAACTTCAATGGAACTCTATCTTCGTCCTCATCGGCCGCTCTTTGAAACTCTTCTTCATACACAGCTTTTAAAAGTTGTATTCTGTCTGGAGCCTTTTTCATTGCTAAATAATAAGCAAGACCAGCTACTATACACGGCAAGAATCTAAAAGGTGCATCAGTGGTATTTACCAACGCATCTGCGTCTTCGATTCTTTGAATATAATAATAAACCAGAGTATCTGAAGAGCTATCTGGTGTTGCCCATAAATTTATCTCAGGTATTGTTTGTCTATTATAATAATATTGACTAGGTCTGCCTTGTGTTGTTTTGTTTGGTATGCTTAAATATTCGCCTCTAGATATTCTGTTTAAATCAAAATCAGTACCATCTCTTCTAAGAACTACCTCTAATAAATCAGTAAAAGTAGCGTTAAAAGCGTAGGTAGCAGTTCCAGCAGTTAAAGATTGTGTGCCTTGTTTAACAGTCCAAAGATTAATCCCTCTGTTTGCCCACTCAGCAAACATAAGATTTAATGACCTTCTAGCAGTTTTGGCATCATATCCAGTTCGTAGTTCTAACCCACAACGCTCGTAAGCTTCTTCAATAATATCTGCAACGTCTAAGTCAAAGTCTCTAGATCCTGATGTAGCCATGATTACTCTTCCGAATATAAATTGTTGAACGTAATATCTGGGTCCATATAACTACTATCACTTTCAGCACTATGTGTCCATTGACTTGGTCTAAAATCAGGAGCACCTTCACCAGTTTCCCAAAGAGCAGGACTTGTTGCTCTAACCCTGTTATTAGGTAAGGCTACAATATTTCCTGTCCATTTACCAGCGTCTGTTAATTGTAGTAAGTGACTTTGTTTGTGTTGTGCAGGATCATCTGCTATCTCATTTTCGGTGTAATCAACCGTAAAGATATATTTTCCGGTATAAAACTCACCATCTATTTTACACAGCCAAGGGCTAGAACTAACTCTGTCAAGACAATAAACAGAGTGAAAATGAGAACTACAATCCCAAGGTTGTGCTAAATGTGTTGGCATTTGTTCAGGCCATTCTTCCAAAGGAACGTCTGCAACAAGGGCCGTAATTGGCATTCTTGCCCACATGGCACCCCCGTGTATATTCTCGGTTTCACCATCATCCGCTTCGTATCCTGTAAACACTAGCTGAAAACTCAAACATCTATCAGGAATAGTTGTAACAGCAATTGCCATAGCATGTATAAACTCGCCATGATAATCAGAATGGTTGTGCGTATACTCTCTTCTCACCCAGCATTTAAAATACGGGATGTTGCTTTGTAAATAAGGCATTTAAAGGATTAGCGTCTTCTTGCTGCCCCGCCTCTTGCTCTCTTCATAGCACCGCCTCGAGCCATGCCTTTTTTCTTTTTCATAGCACCGCCATTAGCCATGCCTTTTTTCTTTTTCTTAGCTACCATTTTTTTCTCCTTTACGCTCCAGCCATTCGTTTTCTAGGGCTCATGTAAACCCCTCCAGCTTCTTTTTTAACAGCACCACCTTTTCTCATGTAACCCATATTATTTCTTACATTTTTAGGAAGATTAGGAAGCCCTTTGTTATCTGCTGGTATTGGTTTTAATTTAGCCATATCTTTCTCCTATACTTATTTTAAGCTTATCACAAGAATTATCTATAGACTACCCCTGTTATACCAAAGATAAAATATAAATATAAAAAAACCAGCTACTGTAACCACAAGAACAAAAATACTAACAATTTCTATTAAATGTCTTCTAGCTTCACGTTGTGCATACAGTGTTTCTTTTCGTTGCTTTCTAATATCCGCTTCCATACGTAATAATTCTTGCCATGCATTTGGGCCACACATCGCAGATATTAATTTTCTTAACTCATCTCTTTGATTTTCTAATTGTTTCTTTTGAGTAAATAACTCTATTGCCTCTTCTTCTACACTTTTAGCATTAAATATTTTTCTAAATATTGGTGGATTTTTAGCTTCATGGTGCGCTCTGTCTATATCGGATACAGCACTCATCCAGCGTGACAGGTCTTTGCCCATCGACTCCACTTGACGGCCGATGGAAATGCCTTTTTTTAGTGCTGAAAAAGCGGAACCAGCAATCGCCATTGCTGAGATGGGATCGACCATTGTACCCTCCTAAGACCCAACGACTCCCGTTGTTACTTTTCTTCTGTCTCCCATGACTGCACCACAGCCCCTAGCTACAACAGAACCCGGAGTTAGTTTACCATTATAGGGTCTTTTAGCTTGTGTTCCTTTTTCCAAGCCCCCAAACTTTTTAAAACTTACTTTGGCTCTTTTTGTATTAGAGACAACAGTTTTACCTTTGCCGCCCTCACGTTTCTTTTTACGAGCAGTCTTAGCTCGTTCAGCCTTACTAAGGCTATTTGCTTTTGCTCTTGGCAGACAACGATCAGGGTTCTTTTTATCTTTTGAAGTGCCACATTTACCTTTGATAGATCCATCACTTCCAATCCTTACCCAGTCTTGTTTTAGCCATTTCTTAAGCTCACCCATTACCTACCCTTTCGCTTACCGCCTTTTGACTTCTTTGCGTAGTTTGGGTCTTTACAGTATTTTGATGCGGCCAAGTTCGCATACGCTGACGGGTATGTGTCAAAGGTGCGTTTAGCCCACGCCTTACCCTCTGGGCATATCTTTGATCCTTTGCTCTTTGCACTAGCCTTACCTCCCTTTTTGAAATAAATTAGTTTACTAGTCGCTGCCATTTTTCTTTGCCTTTCTTATTGCCTCTTTTCCTTGTTTAAATATTCTAACAACTTCTGACTTACCCATAACTTTGGCTCTTTGTTCACCAACCGTCAATATCTGTATTTTTCGAGCAAACGGTTTGTTTATTTTTTTAACTTTCGCTACAGTTTTTCGAGCGTCAGACGGTGTGGCAAACTTGATACTAACAGTGTCTCTAGGATTCTCGTCTGTGTACAATCGTCTACCAGAACCCTTTGGTTTTTTACCAGTTCCTACTTTAGGATCTTTTTTTCTTTTTCCCATTTTTGTATCGAGCTCTTTGATCTTTCTCTATCTTTGAAAGAGTCTTTGCTTGTTTTGAATGAAGCTTAGATGCTTTTTTTAAACCTTTTATAACTTTTTTTAAGGGCTTTGTATAATGAGGCAATTATCTTCTCCTTTTCTTCTTCTTATTAGGAGGATTGTTAATCTGTTTAGGTATGCTTGATCTTCTAATAAACACTATTTAATCCACCCTACTACTAAATGTGCTATAGAACCAACAATCCCGCCCATAGCAAGCATTACCCAAAAAGCACCTTTCCATCTGTTCGCTTGAGCCTTCAACTCAGAAACCTCTTCATGAACATGACGAACCTCATCTTGAAGTTGACCAATTCTTTCCTCTAATCTAGCTAAAGTTACTTCTAATTTTTCTGGCATCAACACTTCCATCTTCTTCTTGCTTGTCTCAAACGACTGTTAGGGTCTTTGGCTGCCTTCGGAAACTTCTTCATTTGTCCAGCAGAACGAGCGCAAAAAGACTTACGCCTTTTAGCATCTTTACTGCCTTTCTTTACCTTGCCTGTAACAGCCGTTTTTAACTTAGAGCCTGGGTTTTCTCGCCTGTAACGAGCAACACCAGCCTTAGTCATTCCCGCCCCAGACTTAGTGGAGCGGAAATATTTTTTTGTTTTTGGCGGTTGCTTGTCTCGCTTCCGAGTCATAACTCTACCCGAAGAATCCTGTAATAGAATCTACGGCAGTAAGCGTAACATGGCAGCCATCCGAGAATATTATACCATGGTCAGGAATGCTAATCTGAGTATCATCTGATGCTAAAAAGGTCATACTTAGAAGCGTTGCTCCTGAAGCACTACCATTTCTAAACACTGCGGCAGGAGAACCACTACCCGCGCTTCTTACAACAAATGATTTCAAACGTGTCCTGCCACCGTTTAGTGTGCCTGTACTAGTAGCTGTTTTTGCAATAATAGAACTAGCCATTGTAGCCTCCTATTATTGAACGCTGTTGTTAGCCATCACATAAGTAAGGATGCCTGTAAACGTACCACCAGTAGCAGCAGATGAGCCTTTCATGCCTGTAACAGTAGCATCAGCAGCTAAACCACCTGCAACAGCCAAAGCACCACCTGCACCTGCTATTGTGCCTTTGGTGTCTGCATCAACTTCATTGAACAAACCATCTGGATCGGCTGAAGTACCAATATCAACTGTTGGGTTTGTACCACCAGTTGAACCACCGATAACCATAATCGAAATTGGTATAGCCCCTGCTGGTAGAGTAAGTGTTTCACCAGAAGTAGCTGAAGTACCAATTCTTACGTTAGTAGCTGAATTTGCTGTTGGGTCAAAAGAAATCTGAACGCTTTGCGTTACAGGAACAGGTGTGTGGGTACCTTTAATACCACCACCATAAGAGCGAACAATGCCCTGAAAAGATGTTGTAGCCATATTAATCTCCTTGTCTTGGCTAATGTCTGCTTGATTGCAGTCAAGGGTTAAATAATCATACCTTAAAAAATAAAAAGCGGCAAGGTTAGTTGATACCTAGACCTTACCGCCACATCTACAGGAGAGATGTTTATTTTATGCGCCCGGTGAACCGAACACACATCTTGGATCAGAGAATCCAAAGCTGTAACGCTCACGAGCCTTGAATCTCATGTTACCTGTGTCAAAATCAGGATCCATGTTGGTAGCCAACGCCAGACGCTCAAAGTGTTTAAAACCATTTGGTGCATCTGTTTTTAAGAAGAACGCATCTGTATCTGTTAGATAGTCGTTAACAACATAACCATCTGGTAGCATACCCATAGATTTTAATGCGTTTACATCATTGTCGGATGTTCCAACACGAAGATTAGAAACAAGCAGCCTCTCTGCAATAAACTGAAGCTGACGAGGAACGATTAGTTTCATACCACGAAGTGCGATAATCAAACCACGCTCATCAACAAATCCAGCAATACTGATTAACGCATCTTCAAGGGAAGTTTCGTTTAAGTCAGCAGCAGTTGATGGTTCGTTATTGAACGTCCCACCAGTTGTTAGAGGGTGAGATGCATCACATAAGGCAACACCGTCACCACCAGCAAAAGCACCAGCGGAGAAAGCATTGTTTAATATTGACGCAGCTTTTACTTGTTTTGAGTGTGCCATAGAACGTGCAAGTGCACGAGTATAGCGTGATGCTAGACGATCATACAGATTATCTTCGATAGCTTCTTCGGTAATTGAAAAGGCCATAGCAACTGTCTCGTGGTTGTAACGAGCAGTGTATGCTTCTTGTGCATCATCAAATGTTACACCTGAACCCTCACTTTTTACCGGGGCTGCACCGAAACCTGATAGCATTACCTCTTCTTCAAAAGCACGATCTGATGCCTCTGTGTCGAAGATTTCAGCATGCTGACCTTCATAACGGTTGTATTCCATGCCAAAAAGAGCGTTTAAACCGGGCTCTAATTCTTTGGCGAGTTGTGCTCTAGAAATAGCCATGATCTAGTCTCCCTTAACTTACTGTTGCTTCAGCAGAGCCTGCTAGAAGCGCATGGTTGTTAATTACCACAATCAAAGGAATACCAGCAGCGGAAAAATCTTCATTATCTGGATCGTCAAGAATGCCAACAATCTTTAGAGGATGAGATAAATCTGAAGCGTCTACAGTTGAAACGTCCAGTTGTGCGGCTGATAGGCCAGTGGTTGTGCTTCCATCCGCTGCACCCTTACCAGACTCAGCGGAAAACTCGGCACCCTCAAAGATAGTAGCGATTGCTCCTGCCTTATTTGTAACCGAATCGTCTGTACAAACTATGAAACGCTGGAAAGGATTGTCATGAACAAACCCGATAATATCAAAGTTTGTATCTGCTCCTGATCCAGGCCAAAAATTTGAAAAGACCTTTTTGCCTGTTGATGATGATACATATTCACAGCCTGCAAAAACACCTACGAATTTTAATGTGTCACCAGAAGCAGAACTTGACACGGCAATTGTGCCACCGTTTGTTGCAATAACTGGAGAACCTTGAAAAATCGCAGAAGCATCACTGGCAATGTGATATGAATTAGTGCCCTGAGTGGCTGGTGCGCCACCGAGCATGCTGATTGGTTTTAAACCAAATCCAACATTTGCATTTGCCATATCTTAGCTCCTAAAATTAGGTGGCTAATCTTTACCACCAAAAGTTACACGACTACGCCTATCCGGTTTATGAATAGGCATTGAGGAATCTTGCTCCCTCATCAAGTTTTGGTCCACGGCATCCATTTGTGTGCGGGTCTGCTCCCGAAAATATTCAGTTCTCTCTTCAACCGTTTCCTCTGGGATCCGTGCAAGCATCAAACCACCTACACCTATTATTCCTGCATGCTTACCATCCTCTATAGAAGGGTAAACCCCCTCTTGGTCAGGATATTCGTCAGCACGAACAGGTTCCCATCCTTCCCGCAGTTTTGCGCCTACGTTCATAGAATCGTCTTCCCCACGAATGGATGTTCTAATCCAGCGGTGCTTGAAGCCTGCGGGGGCTTCCGGAGCCTCCAGTTTAGATGGAGGTGCCCAAGGCTTTCGTCTTTGGGTCTTTGCGCGAGTTGCAGCCTCGCGTGGCTGTCTTTTAGAATCTGTCATAATTAATCCTTAACATACTTTGCGTATTCTTCCAATGGTACATTTAATCTTTTTGCAATTGCAATCTGAGAAGGTGTTAGTTTAACCTTTCTTTTACCCTTCGATGGTGCCCTTGATGCAGAGGAATCAGCCGAAGCAACTCTAGGGCTAGAAGACTTTTGAGTGTCTGAGAACTTATGTGGGAACTCAGTTCGTATTCTTCTATCTAATTCTTTGTAGTATTCATCAGACTGTGGATCGAAACCTTCGTCCTCTATTAGTTGCCTATGAACGCCAAAAGCTGCGTATGTCATAGGCTGGTCTGTGCCAAACCAATCATTTTTTTCTGCCCAGGCTTCTGCTTTCGGATCGGGCTGTGCCTGTTGTTGAGGTGCTTGCGCTGGTTGTTGAGGTGCTTCTTCAGCTTGCTTCGCCCTCTTTTCCATCTGTTTTTTAGATTGTTCTAGCTGTGCTTGGTCAAGAGCCAACTTGCTCAAATTCTTCTGAGCCTCAAACATTTCATCAGCATTACCTTCATCATATGCCTTTTGATATGCTGCCTTGGCTGCTTGAATCTGAGAATCTATTCTTGTACCAAACTCTCCAACATAGGACTGATCTAAGGAATCAAGTCTTTCTTTAAGCTCTTTGTTTTGTTTCTGCACCGCCTCTGCATACTCTATTGCGGCCTTGCGCTCAGACTCTTCCTTACGATATTTCTGTGTTATTTTTCGTATTCTATCTTGAACATTCTTAGAATATTCAGATAACTCATCATCGTTTGATGCTTCTTTTTCTTCGGTTTGAGCCTCTGCTTCAGCTTCTTGAGGAGCCTCTTCTGTCTCCTCTTTCACATCAACTTCGGTTTCAAACTCTAATTCTTGCTGTTCAGCTACGTTTTCTTTGCTCATGATGTCCTCTATTTGTAACTTTTAATGTCGTCAGGATCTACGATTGTGGCGATAACCTCGTCATCATTAATGATGCGAACCTCTCCACCCGTGATGTTGAAACGAGAACCTGCATATCTGCCAATGCAGACCCAGTCTCCTTCCTTGCACCACGCCTCTCCACCAAACTTGTCTTGGTCTTGATAGGCTAACGGCCCAACTTTAATTACATATGCAACAACCGTTGCTCGAGCTTCTCGCTCTCGAACCTGGTCTGGAATATACACACCGCCATCTGTTTTATCGTTACCAGTGTAGGGCATAACAAGTATGCGCCACCCTGTTGGCTGTGGTACTCTTTCTTTTAAGGACATGTCTTGTGCAGCTTTTTCGGATTCTTTTTTTGCTCTCTGCTGCTGGAGAATATAGTCAGGAACTAGAAGTGTCTTCGTCATAGTTGCTCTTCTTTAGCAGGGCCTGTAATTCATCAAGAGCATAGGTGACACCCTGTATTTCACCGACTCTTGCTCGGTAGTCTTCCATATTTGAAATACCACCACTTGCTAAACCTACACTAATATCATCTACTCTTTGTTTCAAGACTTTTTGATATTTTGTTAAAATATTAACTAAATCCATTTAAAAAAGCTCTGGGTTACCAATTGTACGAACTGTATATGCACCTCCTGGTAATTGAAAAGTAAAATTATCCGGGTCATCTGCTAAATTTTTTGCTATGTTTTTTAAATAGTCAATATCAGACAAACGACTTGGATCCGCCTCATCAGAAATATCTTCAAACCCTAAATCCATACCCATCATGGAAGGTCTTTCCATATCAGGATAAAAAGGATTCGCTACAGGCCCTTGCTCTGGTAAAACTTCTTGGTTACTACCAGGAAGCAAATCAGATATTCTACTAAGTGCCTCTGTTCCTGCGCCCCCTGTAAAGAAATCAAGCATACTTCCAACCATGCTTTTAGGATTATTACGAGGATCTTTGTTAGGATCATAAAGATTTTCCCGAGTCACAGGATCAATGCTAAATTCTGGAACCATCGTTGTTCCTGCTGGGTCAGCCATAGAGATAATCGGTCCAAAAATATTACCAGGAAGAAGAGAAAAAACACCTCTAGCCCCCATCTCTATCGGTGACATTGGTTGGACTTGTTTGCGAAGAGGCCCGGAAATAGTAGGCTCTCCTTCACTGCTACCAAACAAACTACCAAAGCCTTTTCTTAAAGAAGGGTCGTCTGTTTGTGGGTTCATAAATCTTTGAACCCGTTTGTTTAATATTTCATTTCTTTGGTTTTGTTCTAAATTTGGAAAGCTAATATACTGCTTGAGCCCTGTTGAACCATAAGGGTTTACTATGTTTCCAGAGAGGTTTCTTCTTGCAGGTTCATACCCTGCATCAATCATGTTTGCTAACTGAAACTCGCTTACAATTGGGTCACTAACTCTTTTAGGGGCTCTAGCTTGAGAAGTAGTTGGAAAAGAACTGTCTCTACCCGCTTTGCCAAATCTTCTAGCTTCATTTCTTAAGCGTGTTTGTTTCCCTCTTTCTATAGCCGAAGCCAAAGAAGACATGATTCCAGACTTTTTAGGCTCTCTGTTTGAGCCTATGTTTGTCATTGTGTCTCTATCAAAGGGACGGTTTGTAAGCATTAGCTAACCCCTGAAAAACCTGTGCCTCTAATCGCTGCACCGCCACCACGACATACAAACTTACCATCTTTTGCCATGATTACTGGTTGGTCATCACCGCGTCTTTCTACACCACCAGCCATACGACCTTTGGGCCCATACTTTTTTATGAGCTCCTCTCTAGTCATAAGTGTTTCTTCTCTACCTTTGGGCGCATACTTCTCTATGAGCTCCTGCTTAGTCATAACCCTTTCTTCTCCGCCTCTTTGCTCTTCCCTGGCTTTTTTGGCTGATCTTTCATATTCAAGTAAATTTTTTGTAGCTATGGCTTCTCTAGCAGCCTCTTTGTCTTCTCTTCTTTTCGGGTCTAAGGCAGCAGCTAAACGAATACGTTTTGCTTCATCAGGTAACGGAATAGGACCGACAGAGTTTTTACCACCTTTTTTGTAGCCTTTCATTTTATTCATATTGTTCTCCAATACTTGTGAGCCACCATCTTTTTTACTGCGGCCTTTGTTGATTAAGTTTACAGCCTGACTTCTACTAATACTTAAATCATCTGCAAATTGATTTATTCTGGGTCTTGCCATTTAAGTCACCTTTATGTCTTAAGAAACAGTATGCCGTAATTGTTTAATTTTGTCTATTGCACTTTTGTTATGCAACTCGAACAATACCAAGTCTCTCCCTTATCTTTAGAAAATCCTGATGTCTTGGCACCACATGTAGCGCATTCTGTGGATTGATATATCTTACATTCTTTAGGCCAACGAATGTCATGCTTCTTAAACTTTCGTTCTCCATATTTTCTTACCCTTTTTTCGGCCATACGGATACAGCCATATAGGCTCCCACTATGCCCCCTCCCGTCAAATATAATAAATTAGAAAGGTCTGTAAGAAGTTTTACTCTTTCATCTGACACAAAAGGCATAAACATTAACAACGTATACAGTGCCATAAAACACAATACAGCCGTAGCCATACGTCTTTGTGCTGTCATTTTGCGCAGTTCTGCTGCCTCTTGCTTCTCGGCTGCCTCTATTTCATGTAACTTTTCGGCTGCCAACAACTCATCATCGTCTACAATTCCGTCCCCATCTAGATCATATTTGTTATAGTCGGAACCTTTTTGTAGCTTTTTCTGAATCATTTAGACACCCCTTTGAACTTCTCGAAGCTCCTCAAACCGCCAAGCCCGAGCATGCCTAACAAGATTGTGGTTAGCGTTTCCATATCAAACTGAGGTAACTCAGGAATCTCAATACCAGCAATCGCAACTGCGAAAAGAATAAGGGGGCTAACGATAAAGTGCCACGCAAGCGCGAGCGCAGTGACCCATCCAACACATGGCCTCCATCCAGCAACAAAAATTGATCTGTGTTGCGCTTCTGCTTTGTTGACTTCGACTTGCGCGATGGCCGCTTCGTGGGCTTGTTTTTCGGCAAGGGTGGCGATTTCGTGCGCGAGCGCGTTTTTTTGGTCTTTGTCTTCAATGAACTTATCCAATAATCCTGTTACGGGTCCTATTAAAGCTTGTATCATTTAGCTCCTCTTTTCAATGCTGCTTGTGTATTTATTCTGTAAATATTCACATCGTTCCTATCTTCAGCTATCTGAGACTGCGTATTTATTCTTTGTTGCGCCAACTCGTAAGCCTGCATTAACTTGGCTTGGTCTACTTGGAAATCCATCGCATCGCTCTGCATCTTACGCTGTATCTCCATGGTATCGTTCTCTAGCTCTTTCTGCCTGATACCTATCAATGGGTCTTGCGTATCGGCTGGTACAAGCAGAGGTGCCAACTGTTCAGTTGTATCGGCTGCCTGCTGTGCGATTGCTGCCTCAACAGCAACAGGGTCAACCTGCGGTGCCATCTCTCCAGCCATCTGTGCCTGTTGAATAATCTGACGAAACATCTCTTGTACTACATCTCGAGCATGCATGGATATGTGTTCCTGTATGTGAGACTGAAGCAAAATAAACGCCTGTGGATTTACTGTGGATACCTTAGAGCGAACCATGGCTGCGTGCACCCGTATATGTGCAATATGGTCTTGCTGTTGAAACGCCTTCAACGGAATATTCTTCAATACATTTCCGTTCTCTGTCCCTGGATCTGTAGGTGCAGGCTGTGGTGGAGGGGGCAGAATCGCTTCAATATTCTTAATATCTAGTGCATCATACACCCTTCGATATGCCTCGTACATATTATGCAACTGCGGAGCAGCCTGTGCCATTTGCAGTTGTGTTTGTGCCAGAGACATACGCTGTGCCATTGAAAAGATGCTTGGATCAGATACAGGAAGTATATCTACACGACCATCAAAGTCCTGCGCCATCAACTGTGGGTTCGCATTTGGACCTACAAAATACGGATACGGCACCGGATTCTCGCCAAATATCTCTGCAAGCATACGGAACTCTTGCTTCTGCCCATAGTGCATACGCTTGTGAATACTGCTAATAACCTTTGAGCCTTGTTCTATCAGAGCAACAGTTGTACCAACAGGGGCTTGTGAGTTTACATCTGCAATCTTTGCGTCTGCCACCTGTGCAAAGCGTTTACCAGAATCTACCACAACACCAAGCAATTGTGCCAATGTACCTGATGGTTCTTTGTATGGTAACGGTATTATTGCATTGCGAACATCCCCAGCAGGAGCATCAATATCTCTAAACTCACCAGGAACCACGGGCTCGTCATCGTTACGAATCCTCACACCGCGTGCTTTGAAACCACCAGGAAGATTAGATAATGTGCCTGCATCGATTAGCTGACGCAGGATAGAGGTTGCTGCTCGAGACAGACCACCTATCGTATGCAGTAACCCAAATCCATAGAAACCAAGGCCGGGTAAAAACTTGTAATGTACAAAATACTGCCGCTTTCTGCGAAGCGGATCCATCTCACGATAGTTTCGAGTAACCGACAATACCTGACCAGAGCCCTCGTCAATCGTAACAATGTATGGAAGTTTAATGCCTGTTGGCTCTCCCATCGCATCCACATCTTCAAAGCCTTCTAAGTCAAGCTCGGTATGTATTTCATATAAGGTGTAAACCTCGTCACTATATCCGGGGCGCATTCCCTGAAGTTCGTCTGCCTTGCCCTGAATTGTAGAATCAGACTCCTCCTGGTCTGAGTAAGACAGAGAAACATCCCTGTAAATACCGCCAATCTGTAACTTTCTGACCTCATTGTCCGTCATTTTTACGATGTGTGTACACCGCTCTGCCGTACGAATATCCGATGCATCGTAGTTCACAACCAAATCTTCAGCATGTACAAACTTAGATACCGCTCGTTGCTTAGATGGGTCGAAGTACACTTTCTTGAAAGTAGAGCCTGTGATTGGCAAATAATACAGCATCTGGTCTGTATCTTGGTCATACTCTTCCATAACTTCGGTTATCTGATAATTCATGTAATCTTCTACACGACTTGCCTGTGCTTCGGTTTCCGGTGTCGGTGTACCAATAATCGATGTCTTCACAGGCCCACCTGCTGGTAGCATTTCCTTGTATGCCTGCGCCTGAAACTGTGTGATTGCCTCACTTAACAACGGGTGGGTTACACCAGAAGACCCCGGGAACGGTTCACTTCTTTCCTCATAACGTATGCCAAGTAACGTCAAAC